AGCAGATCGCCGGCATCGTATGCGGCGTCTGTCATTACAACTCCTACTTCAATGCAGCCTCAAAGGTCGCAACAAAATCAGTCGAAGCTCCAAGAGCGGTCCTAAGCGTCGCGATGCCTGAAGCATTCGCCTGGATTGCTGCTGTGTTCGTGTCGACCTGATTTTCGATAGTCGAGAGTTTTGACGTGTGACCATCAACAGTTGTCTTCACGCTTGCGATTGTCGATGCGTTGGTCGCAGCAGCTGTCTGTGCAGCATCGGCAGTCGACTTGACGGTGTTGAGCTCTGTCTTCGTGGCGTATCCCGAGAGATCGGGCTGGGCGCCAATCTCAGAAAAGTCAGTCCACGTAATCGATTCCGGCGTATCACCAGCCGCGGCAGTGATCGTGCCAATTCGGCCGTACAGCTGATACCGACTGTCATCTATACCACCGACGAGCTGGACGATAACAGAACCTTTACGTCGAACGCTCACAAGAAGCGGATCAGCGCTGAAATTCGTCGGGCGTTCGGTGGGCGAGGTAACGATGTACTCACCTTCCGCCGTCAGCGACGAAAGTGCGACCTTTTCATCTTCTGCAGCAGGCGCCTTAAGCACTGTAGCATCAAGCTTCGAAGCAAGACCGGTCACCAAGTCACTATCGGAGGCTGCACCGACGTTATCGCGTGCTTGCTTCTTCTGAGCGTCTGTGATTGTCTGAGCTTGATCGTAGCGGATGTGAGCGCCAGCCACCTCATTGAGTGCAGTAATTGCATCTTTATTAGTTGTGATTGCGTCTTGAAGTTCTTTCAGAGTATCGAACTTATCACCCGCGCCATCGAGCAACTCGTCCTTTACGGCCTGCTTCGCAGCCGTGATCGCGTCTTCAATCTTTGTACTTGAGTATGTTGCCGTCGCAGAGGTATCCGCGTCGTTGATCTCAACTTTCTTCGCTAGTGCATTTTCAGCTGCAGCGATCTTACCTTCTGCTGTTTCGACGCGCTTCGTGAGCGCCGTCACTGCCGTTCCGCCGCCGTCTGCTTTTTCAGCAATTTCGTCCAAAACGACATCCAACCGCCGGCCATCGGAATGATCGATGTCGACAGTATCAGCCATGCCGAATGTACCGTTGTTTTTCGGTTTGATTTTGTCGATGAGATAGACTGCCATTTTTAAAGATCCCCCTTCAATTTAATTAAGCAATGACAACCTTCGTTGCGCCAAGATTCGCATTCGTCGACTTGTAGACGTCGTAGGACTCGGTATAGCCTGCTGGATTTTCGTAGTCGAAGGTCTTAAGCAGACTAAAACCACCTTCAAACCCACCAACCGTAAACGATGGTGTGCCGAGACGATGAGGGATGGCGTAGTAGATAAACTCACCTTCCCCAGCTGTGACATCGATCGTGCGGGCACGTGAGCCCGAAAGTACCTTCGTAAGGCCTGCGACGAATGCTTTATCAGCGCCATCAACGTCAACTGTGCCCACACCGTAGTAGCAGCCATTGAGAAAGCTGATCGACGTGGTCTTAGTGGCTTTGGCGTCTCGGTCGTCGGTGGCGGTCAAGGTGTAAGTCTTGTTCGCAGTGATCGTCAGTCCAGTAAGTACTTGCTTCGTAGAAGTAACATCAATTGCTGTTCCGTCAAGTGTGAGGCTCTTTGCCGTCTTGTTGAAGCTGTAGCTCAGCGTCACGTCAGTGACTGTCGACCCCATTTCGACGGTACCAACGTCATTAGTGAACGAATTAATCGCGATCGCTTTGTAGTTCAGATCGTCGAGCGCTTGCTGTACGGTCTTATCACCGTACGAAACCTTATCGGCAGACGTTGCCTGACCGCCTGCTACGATTTCGGCGCGGACAGACTTAAACTCCGCACCGACCCGGGCAAAGCCCTCGTTTGTACGCGTGTCAATTGACTTAACTTCATCAGCCATTGTTTATTTTCTCCATAAAGTTTGACTCGGATAGAGCAGCTTCAAAAGTCTGGACAAAGTCGTGAGGTTCACCGAAATGCGCCGCAAGCTTCGCACCAGACCACGTTGTGTCGGGACCATCCCTTTCGTCATCAATCTGCACACCTACTGTGCCGACAACTTCACCGACGGTGAAAGTCGACTCCGAGACGGCGGTAATGAGAAAAAGTTGCCCCGATGAGTTGACAACCTGATCGCCCGCCTGGGCTCCGACCGCAGGTTGTAGATTTGTGAGCGACGCTGTCTGCTCCGGGTCGAGGGAACTGCAGAAGCGACAAGAAAAACCTTGAGACCCTTTTTGGCCAGGGGGGCCTTGGAGGCCGGGAACACTTACACGAACGATTCGACGACCAAAATTTGGCTGGCAGCACTCCCCGAGCGGTGGGATCATGCAGTTTCCGGATAAGGCCATCTGGTCACCTCCTTCGAGACAATTAAGCGGCCGCAGAGCACTCGAGTCACCTCACCGCCAGACGTAACGAGCTCGAGGTCGTAAACCCAAGCGCCTTCAGGAAGGGCTTCAGTTACGGCATGCGGCCAGTACACTGTGAGAGATGATCCGCGGATAGTGATGCGCCCGTTCTCGGTTGTGAGCAAATCGACCACTCTCTCACTTGATGCAGATGGACGCACCTCCATGCGCGCTGTGCACCCAGTCAAATCGAGTTCTGAGTAGTCGTCCAAAAAACACAAAGGGCACCGACAGTCGGTGCCCTGATCGATGTGAAAATCGAGCTTCACAGTCATCTCTCCCCCCTCATACTTGGCGGAAGTTGACGCCGATGAATTTCTGCCAAATAACTTTCATAGCAATGGTCTTCATCGAACCAAAGCAGCGTGTCAATAAACGTTTTTGGCCACGTAAAACCCTCTTGAGACAATCGATATGCACGACTTGATAACGATTCATCGGCATATCCACCAAGCAACGCGTTCAGCAGTTGATCGATAGCGATGAGTACTTGCTTCAAGCGCCGCCACATCATTTGCTCGAAAAGTCGACGGGATGAAACGCAATTTCAATCACGTCAAGCTCGTCTTTAGTTTTTGCAGATTCGATAGCGTCGCGCAGCTTCCACTTCTCCTGATAAGCAGTGTTACCGGCCGCAATGATTTCGAGCTGAAGCGTCTTGAGATCTGAGAGCGTTACTTTGTGAGCTTCATTGTTGGCATCCATAAAGAGCAGACCAGTCTCGGCGACCGTAGTACTGGCTTCTGCCGCTACGATGAGACCGGTAACGTCTTGCATCGCACGGCTATCGCTGTCAACTTCAAAGCCGAGTGAACTTACAAGCGTTGCGCCATCGGCATACCAAGCTGTAAACGTCGAATCGAGTTGAGCTGTTTTTTCAGCTTTGACATCTTCGAACGTCTTTTCGGGAATTTTCTCGACCCTCCAAGAAAGGTTGTCACCTCTCACAACGTGGAACTCACTCGATCCTTCGGTCAGTTTCTGGAAAAGTTCGCGCAACTCACTGCTGTGAGCCGTCTGCGATTCATGTGAGATAACACCACAAGCGACGCATTCTGCAGCTGTTGTTGGCTTCTTTTCTGCATCAAAACCGTCACGCGTTGCGTTTAACTTGTAAAAGAAATGTTCCGTGTCTTCGGGCACGGCAGCTTCTGCAACATTGGCTGGGAGGCTGATCCCGTCTCCCATCTGCACCGAGCAGACGCCTGCAAAATAGCCGTCCTCGTCGACAAAAGGGAGGTCTTTGAACTGATTGGATGGCATAAATGCGCTCCTCTTTATCTTCAAAAAAATTGCGGCCTTAAAGCCGCGTGAAAAACGATTCGCAGTGGCTGACGGCCACGGTTTGTGTTTGCGTGTCTATCCTTCTGGCGTTAAAAGTTGGTACCTGCGCATCTCATATTCAGGCCGCGTGACAGACATCGCACTCGGTCGATGGCCTGAGATGGGCTTGATGCAAGCTCGACAGGAAGCTCGCAGGCGACGAAAAACACTTGGTCTTGAACCACCGAGAGGTTATGTCTTAAATGACGCCTTCAAACTTTGGTGTGGTCTAAAGAAAGGCCGCATCGTGAGTTACGCCGACGAACGTCGACGATTGGAGCGCTATCTCATCAAACCCCTCGGAAGACGCCAGATTGACGAAATCTCTGCACCACTCGTCATTACAACCGTTAAGCACATCGAGGCAGAGGGGCATCAAGCAACACTGAAGCGCGTTCTCATGCGAACGCGTGAAAT